CGCCCGCCGCCCCGAGTCGCAGAGCTTGAAGGAGCAGGCGCTGGCTGAGCTAGCTGAATGGGAGAACGTTATGGACATTGCACCCGATAGTCCCATCCGCCGCGCACTGGAGCAACTCGATGACTAACTACAAAATGCAACGATTCAATGGTAAAAGTAAAACGTGGGAAGACATTGACACAGCTCATGCTGTCTTAGACGTTTGCGAAGCCGTTCAATCTTTAGAGGCAGACGTAAAGTTTGCCATCAAAGACTTGCGTGAGTCAGTATTAGCCCTTACTAATGCAGTGTGCCAGCTAAAGCAAGAAAACGAAACTCAACGTATCAAAATGCTTCGCATGGCCAATGCCATCGCCAATCAATTGCCAAATAGAAACAAATTCTTTGCTGATTGCTTATGTGACGACGATTCCCCTATAAATCCTCCTCTTCCATAGTCAATCCTCTAAAGCCCCATCAGGGGCTTTTTCTTTTGTCCATGAATGGTCGCCAGGGATGGGCTCAGTGCCATATTCCCAATCGTCATATTTCTCCCCGTTCCTCAGCCATCGCGCTAAACGCTCACGATCTTGCTCAGGCGACAGTTTCATGCCCCGGCCAGCAATGTATAGGCCGAGTCTAGCTGGCTTCGTATAGGCAAAAAGAAAGGAGGGCTTTCGCCCTCCCTTCCCTTTGTGTGGCCTCCGATACGACGGCTCCCATCGAGCCCTCCTCCAGAAGATCAGCAATGGGGACAATGCGCCTCGCAGGGAACCATGATAGACCCTTGGCCGAACCATACAGTCTGGCCCGCATTGTCAGTCGCGCTTGTCCTTACGGCCCGCCTTGCGACGGGAGCAGCGATTAAGCCGCCTAAGCCGACCACTTCCTTACTATACACCCCCATTGGCCGTTTAGTTCACAGGGAGCTTGACAAGCGTGTCACAATAGTCAGAACGCCTGCAGCGATGCTTGCGTTCCTCGCTAGCCACTCTCTCTGTTTTGATGCTACGTTTCATTTTCCCCCTTCTGCTGCTTGGCAGCGCTCCTGTCCAAGCGGCGGCTTTGTCGTGCGGACAAGCCAGTCACTATGGCATTGGCGATGGCTATCACGGCCAAACCACTGCTAGCGGCGCTCGCTTCAATGCCTACGGTCTCACTGCTGCCCACCCCTCGCTTCCTATGGGCACCAAAGTGCAAGTGAAGAATCGTGACAATGGCAAGACCGTAGTGGTGACAATTAATGATCGCGGCCCATACTCTGGCGGGCGCATCCTTGATTTGTCCTACGGAAGCTTCTCTCGCATTGCTTCTCCTGGCCAGGGCGTTGCCCGCATCTGCCTTTCTCGCCTTTAAACCATGAAAAACTTCGCTTCTTTCTTTCTCGTCATGATGGCCTTTTCAGTGGCTGGTATGGTAATTGCGAAAGCGCCAGACCCGGCTGCTGATCATGAAGGGCTGGCTAAGTGCCTCAAGCTTCACCCTGAGCGCTATTGCCGCATTGCCAATGGTTTCCCCGTGAGCATTCAGCCTTAGTCAAGCTTTCCTGACAGCCCCCTTGACAGGGGGCTTCTTCTCCTTCATACTGGCCCTGTCCATCGCTGGCGACAGCTTAAACCATGACGCAAACTCCATTTCTCACCAACACGCAACGCGCCATCTCTCGCATGGTTGCAGACACGGTGGGCTTCAAACTATCTTCCTACAACTCAGCAGATCGTGCTATTGCTCGCACTATTTTGCTAGAGCACGAGAAGAAAGCGCCCGAGCATCTTTCTGCCAAAGAGTTTACAAAAGCAATGGCAGGCAAGAATCACAAGCGAACAAAAGATTTCATTCGCACGCTTGCTGATGCCATGCAAGACGAAATCTGGCGCACGTTGTAAACAATGGGGCAGAGCGGAAGATGCATGCTTCCACATTGCGCTCCCTAAACATGCTGGCCACTACTTGGGCTAAGTGGTGGGGAAAAACAATTGGTGCCAGTCAATTGATAATCTAGCCTCTGTTTTGAAACTAAGGGTGTCGTCGAACAGTGCAGGGAGTTCCAGCGGATTCATCTCGCGATTGACCCTGCATTAAGCGCATGCTCGTAAGTCCCCAGCCTTTTGTTTCATTTTGTTACAGAAGGGGCCACCAGGCCCCTTTTTTCGTACTATTGGCTCAAGCCGCGAGGCCTTCTCTCTGTTTAACCATGGATAAAACCTCCTTCATCCGCCAGTTCATTTATCGCGCTGGCCCCTCCATCGTGGGCGTGGAGTTTGTCAAGCAAGACGGCTCCGTCCGCACGCTTCGCTTCAACCCTCGCGACAGCAAGGAGATCAAAGGCACTGGCAAGCCCAGCACCAAGCCCTCGATCATCCGCTGCCGCGACTTCTCCATCGCTCGCAACGAAGGCCAAGGCGCCTGGCGCAGTTTTGATTGCGAGCGCGTGACTAAGATCACGGCCAATGGTCAGACGGTTTGCTTTTAGGCGATAAGTAGCGCTAATGGCAAAAGGGCTTGACGCCCTCTCCGTTTCCACTTAATTTCTTTTTCAAGCGGCACTTCCGTCGCATCGTTCCTTCTCTTTCAAAACCATGAGCCACCAATTCACCTCCGGCGCCTTTTTTCACGGCCAAGCCGCCTGGCACAAACTGGGCACTGTCCTCGATGGCACCCTCCCCGCCCGTGAAGCTTTCCGCATGGCCAACGCTGATTGGCAAGTGAAAGCCTCGCCCATTTTCACCAGCGACATGCTGGAAATTCCCGGCCATAAGGCCATCACCCGCGCTGACAACGGCACCGTCCTCTCCATTCAGAAAGACTCCTACAGCATCGTTCAGAACGAACAGCTCATCCGCATTGCAGAGGCCCTGCACGAGGATGCCACGATGGATGCAGTGGTGGTACTGGCAGAAGGTCGCCGCGTGGCATTCACTGCAAAGGTGAACAATGCAGAAGGCGAAGTGGTGAAGGGCGACACCATCCACCAATATCTTGTTGGCTGCACCAGCCACGACGGCACTGTTGCCTTTCAAATCATGTTTAGCCCTGTGCGCGTTGTTTGCCAAAATACGCTCTCGGCTGCTCTAGGTCGTGCTGCTGCTGGCAGCAAGGCGAAGAAATTTGCCATTCGCCACACCACCAACGCAAACACCCTCATCAGCAAGCTGCCTCAGCTCATCGACATGCAACGCCAGCAGTTCACTGGCGGCATGGAAGAACTGAAGGCTATGGCCAACAAGCCTTGCACGGCTGCTCAATTCCGCGCCTATTGCGAGGAAGTGTTTGCTGATCAGCTTGTGGGCATGACCAACGACAAGCGTGGCGACACCACCACCGCCCGCCCCAAGAAGCTTGAAGACCTGGCTGCATGGGACAGCGTGGCCAACAAATTCGCTGGTGAAGGCATCGGCTTCAACATCCCCGGCGTGGAAGGGACCATGTGGGGCGCCTATCAGGCCATCACGGAGTATTTCACTCACGATGCAGGCCGCACCAAGGACTCCACGGAGGCTGCTCGCCAGCGCCTGGAAAGCCTCTACTGGGGCAGTGCTGGCGCCACGATCACCCGCGCTCATGCCTTGGCACTGGCTTGATAAGCAAGGCTGATGGTCAGGGGGCTTTACAGCCCCCTTTGTCATGAACTAACTTTAGTTTCGTTGAGGGGCGCGAGCCCCACCGCCTTCCAAGCCATGACCGCCAAAGTCTTCACCACCTCCTGCCAGTGCCCCAACTGCGGCGGCACCGGCAAGCTGCCCCACTACAGCCACATTGCTAACGGCGACTGCTTCGCCTGCCAGGGCACTGGCACTCTCCAGCTCCGCGACTTCATCGGCTCCAACCGTGACGTTGTGCTGGACGTGGAAATGCTTCGCGGCAAGTTCTGGCATGCGTGGCTCCGTTGCCGCACCTGGACTAACGATTCTTCCACTATCAATGGCGTGAAGCAGAACTATCACAACTGGGGCCGCGATCTGTGGTGCATCCGCATTGATGACGTGGATCAGGCTCGTGCCCTGTGGAAGAAAGCCAAGGCCATGGGCATCCAGGCCACCATCCTGGACTAATTGTTTCGTTTTATAAACAAGGGGGCGCAAGCCCCCGCTTTCCAGCTAATTTCTATTTCGTACACGCCCTCCTTCCATGACCTCCATCAATATGAGCCAGCACAGTGGCCCCTCTGGCCGCTTCATCGTCAAAGAAATGCTCCATTTCCAAGACGGCACTGTGGCTGAGCATTGCACCAAAGAAACCACTGCCCTGCTCACCAAATTCCACGACCTCCCGCCTGTCAATAACTTCGGCATTTGGGTGGTGCCTGCCTCTGCCTACTACCTCGCCTCCTGGCAAGACATCAACCCCTCCATCCGTAACGTCACCTTCGCTTACCGTCGCATCTCCTGATCATGCCCGCCTCCATCGTCCCCCACATCCCTACCATCCATCTCAATGGCACTGGAGCCACAACGCTCCGCCTTGAATACGAGAAGCTCTATTACGCCGTGCAGGACGCCATCGACGCACTTAGCGAAGCCACGCTCAATGGCCGCGACTTTTACCCCCAAGGGCCTGATGCATACTATGAGGCCCGTGATCAACGCAATGAAGCCTTCTCCTGCCTCTATGCAGTGCGTGACTATGCAGGCCGCATCGTTGAAGGCATCGACGCCCAAGGAGCATGACCATGCAAGCTCATGGCCTTTCCATCAACCAACGCAATCTGTTTTCTTATTTCCTAGCCCATAAGAAACGCCACAAGCATGCTCCCTGCTTTGTACCCAAGCTTCCCCTAGCAGGCTCCAATCTTCCCCTCTATCTCAATGCCCTAGAGGCTCTAGAAGCCAAGGGCCTCATCAGCGTGGATCGCTCAGCGCAGCATTACAGGGGCTGGATCATGAACCATGCCAAGGGCGTTTGTGAAGAAACGCAACAAGGCTTGACAGCCTCCTGGAAATGAACTAATTTCTATTTCGTACAGGGCCGCGAGGCCCGCCCTCCTTCAAAACCATGACTGCTCTCGCTCTCGTCTTCACTCTCGATAGCTTCCGCCCCACTCAAGGCCAGTGGTGGCGCCACGACACTTCGCGCAACATCGAACGCCGCGTGAAGCTGGTTGCAGCTCACCTTGGCTTCTGGCTCTGGACTGCAGACTTCCGTGATGCCCATTCTGGCCGCATCCTTTCTCAGCGTTTCTTCTGCACCAAACCCAGCAGCGAAGAGCCCGTGGCTCTCTTTGAAAACCCCGATGATCGCCAGCGTTGGATGGAGATGCAATGGAAAGCACAGGAGGAGGCCAATGGAAACCGTTAACATCCTCGCAATCAGCAGCAAGGGCCGCAGCCGTATCGGCAAGGCCCTCACCACTGCCATTGTTGAGCAAAACCATCACGACAAGCTTTTCATTGTCATTCCTGGCATGAATCAATGTCGATGGATAAAGAAAGACAACGACCCTGATTTTCGCATTGTTTCTGAGGATTAATCATGGCTTCTCTTCAACTTTCCAATCAAGAACTTGCTTTGATGGCTTTGGTTTTCAATGAAGAATTAAAAAGAATTGAAAAAGAATTTGCAGAAGATTTAACTGATTCAGAATCTTACGCTTCTCAAATTAAACTTCTTCACCGTCGCATTCTTTCTTCCGTATCATGACTACTTTCATTCCCATTGTTAAAACTTCTCGCACTGGTCCCAATGGTCGCCTTATTCAATGCCCACATTGTAATTACGTTGCTTGCGTGGGTCATTTCAGTTGGTCTAGTTTAGTTTGCACTGGTTGTCATTCTTCTGTGGATAAAACCGATTGGACAATGGAGAAAAAATGATGCATTACGTTTGCAACTACAGCGAAAACGGCCCGTATTGGCCAGCCACGCAGGGCCGCTATCAAGCAGCCCGCCTCAAAGAACTAATCTTTCACGTGCGCTTATGCATGGAAGATAATGACTATCAAATTGGCATCTTTGATGAAAACAATGAATGTAAGGGCATGTGGTTAGATGAAGCCGAACCAGAGCCCGATGGCGAAGGTGGAATGGTTCTGCAAAAGCCTTGCTATGTGCTATATCGGCCTGGCAGCCTGAGTGCAGGCATGTGGAACCTTCATCTTTCTAAATTTAAGAAACGTTAATCATGATTCTCATTGATTTCTTTAGCGAAGATTGCTGCAAAGGCACTGAATTAATCGAAGGGTGGTATTTTTATTCCGATAGCGATGATTCCATCATTGGGGGACCGTTTGAAAGTGAAGAGGCCGCCATTCAGGCGGCCTTTGATGGCCATGGTTGGTGATTAATAAAAACTTGAATGGAAGGGTCCGGGTGAAAAATGTATTGTGAGATCCGGCTGGAAAATGTATTGTTCTGGAAAAAATTGGAACCGGCTGGTTTTTGTATTTTTGGATCCGGCCCGAAGCGTATCAGGCTCCCTGCCCGATTTTTCCGCCGCCTTGTTGATAATGATTCTCATTTTTACGGGGTAGTACATTTGTACTACTTTTGGCCATTGATAAGCTGAGCTGATCATTCCGGGCCGATCCATCAGCATCGCTTATCATATCAGGCATCCTGATCATTCCCTGGCCCTCCCATCAGCTCCGCTTATCTGATAAGCGCAGTTGATATAAAGAATTACACGCAATAAAGTATTCTCATCGTTGCATCTTGCGCCACTAAATGTAGCTAACTGCCACGCGGCAGAATGCAACCTACTGTTTGCCGCTAACTGATGCTCACTGTGCGCCCTTAAATATAGCCTATTGTTTCGCGCTAAATATAAATATTTCAGAATGTAACGTAGCGCCGCAGTCTCGCCCGTCTCATGGTAGGCGCGCGCGCTTGCGCGGTTCCTCCTATGGGGGGCAGCCATGGCAGCAGCAGCAGCAGCCCCTACCATCCCTGCCCCCTCACAGCCCCTGGCTACTGGGCCACCTGTCAGGGTGGCCTACTGGCCCCTTCCTAGGGGCTACCTGCTAGGGGGCAAGCCTGTAATGTGGGGCCGTTGGCGCGAGCCAGCCCCCCCATCGCTTCCAAACCAATGACCAAGACCAAGACCCTTAAGGCCGTCGACCCCCAGACCGGGGCCATCTTCACCCGCCGCACTGAGCGCTCCTACGTGGCTGCTGTTGTCTTCACCGATAGCAGGGGCGAGACTTGCTGCGATTCTTGGTGTGGCAGGCCCGACCTGGCAGACAAGGCTCTAACCAAGGCTCGCAAGGGCTGCCCGTCTGCCCGCCTGGCCCCTGTAGTTGATCCTGCTGCCCCTGCCCCTGCCCCCCATCCCTGCAGCGCTGAGGCCGTGGCTGATGATGCCTGCCAGGCCCTGGCTGAGCTGAGCGCAGAGGCTGAGCCCGCCCCTGCCCCTGGCCCCCTGCTACCAGGAGAGGCCCCCCGCCCGGCCCCTGCCCCCTTTGTCTACAACTGGGCTCAGGGGGCCCTTGGAAAGCCAGCCCCTGCCCCTGAGCTGCCCGCTTTTGTCACGTATGGGCAGCAGCAGCAGCAGCCGCAGCAGGCCCCCGCCGCTGCCCCTGCCCCCTTAGTGCAGCCTGGCCCCCTGGCCCGCAAGACAGCCCCCGCTCACCTGCCCGCCGATGTGGCCGCCCTGCTGCAGCGGTTCGGCCTGACGCTTGAGGGCCTCCTGACCGTGGGGGCATCCAACGCCAAGCTGGCCAAGGGGGCGGCCCTGGCCTGGCCCGTGATCCTGCACCACCTGCCTGCCCGCTCCCTGGCTGCTGCCATCGCAGGCCCTGAGGCTGGGCCCACGGCCCCCCGTTCGCGGCTGCCTGGCCTGGCTGAACTGGCCAAGGCCCAGAATGTCTACAGCCTGGCCCTGGCCCATAACGGCTGCCCCTGGGCCTCCGCTGGCTGTGCTGCTGGCTGCCTGGCCTGGGCTGGCCATGGGGGCCTGTCCGTGACGGTGGCCTCAGCCCGTGCCCGTCGCACCCTGGCGATGCTGGCCGATGGCCCCGCCTACACTCGCGCCATTCTCTGGGCCATTGCTCGCGCCTACCGGCAAGCCCAGGCCAAGGGCCTGCCCCTGGCTGTGCGCCTACGTGGCACGGACGATCAGCCCTGGCATCTGGCCCGCCTGAGCATCAGCCCCGCAGAGGCCCAGGCCATCGCCCGACGCTACGGCCTGCCCGTGACCCCTGGCCAGGGCCAGACTCTGCCCGAGGCTCTCAGCCTGGCCCCCGATGGCAGTATCCGCCTTTATGAGTACAGCAAGGCCCCCACAGACGGCCCCCTGGGCCTCCTGGCCCAGCAGCGGGCAGGATGGGACGTGACGGCCTCCCTAGCTGCTGACAGGCCAGACGGCCTCAGCCAGGCCCTGCAGGCCGTGGCCGCTGGGTTCCGTCTGGCTGTGCCTGCAGCATTCCCGAAGGGGCAGCCCCTGCCCGATGTGTTGATCCTCCGCGATGGCGAGACCGTGGCCCGCCTGCTGTGCCTTGATGGCGACGTGACGGATCACCGCTGGGCCGACCCTGCAGGCCCCCAGCCCCTGGGCTTCGATGGCGTGGCTGTGCTGTTGAGAACCAAGCGAAGCCGGGGCCGTGGCCCTGCTGCTGATGCATTCAGCCTTGCTCCCATCGTTGGGGCCTGGCAGCCCCTGGCAGGCGGGGGCCAGGCAGCATTCAGCACCACACAATGGGAGGCCGCCTGATGGCCCGCCCGCCCCTGCCCCCCATCCTGGGCCCTGATGGCCAGCCCCTGGCCTGGGCCTCTCCTGGCCCTGATGGCCAGCCCCTGCCCCTCCTGACTGAGGCCCTGGCAGCCGTGCTAGCTCGCGACGCTGCAGCCCATGCCCACGCCCAGGCCATCAGGCAGGGGCTCTGCCCCCCTCCTGCCCCCTCTGCCCGCTGGCTGATCAGCGACCGCGACTAAGGGCCTCCTGGGCTCCTCTCCTGGCCCCTCAGGCAGCCCCTGAGGGGCTCTCTGTTGCCCATAGGCTGCCCCTGCTGGCTTGGCCTCTCTCCTGCTGCAGGGCCTCTCTTGGCTGATGGTGGGGATTAGAAGCCCTATTGCGAGCGATTCTCAACTAGACTGTACCATTTCAATACGTTACAACTGTTCACCGTGAACAGACGCGGGCGAAACGCCAGTGGTAGCGTGGAGCAGTAGCACGGCAGTTTGTGGTTTGAGGGGCGCGGTATACCTCGTCAAAAGTGCAACCAAAAATGATCGAAAATGGCCAGCAATAAGTACAATTACCTACCAATCAAGGGACTCAACGATAGCGCGTCCCACTGCTTCAGTGAGAATTTTTAATTCTTCGTGCGTAGCGTAGCTTTTGAAAGTATTTGCTTTGCTGCTAATTATCCATACATTTCCTTTTACGTAGCCTTTTGTTGGGTCAATGCGATCTAGGGACGGGCTATTTGCAATTCCTCCTGATCCTTTTCCGCGATAAGTGGACCATTCAAGAGGCATACCAAACACTGGGCAATGCGAGACGACAAGAGAGCGGATGTATTCATGATCAATGTCAAAGGGGAGATTTTTTTCTTTAGCGCGTTTACGAGCGCTTTTAACCATATCTTTTGTTTGCGTTAGCACGGGATTATCTTTTTGATATTGTTTTACATTTAAGGCGTGGCATTGCTTGCACGAAGTATAAAGGCCATCTTTAGTGCCAGTATGTTTATAGAACTCACTCAAGGGCATTATGATGCCGCATTTAGAGCATTGTTTTTGCTGCGAGTCCATGCGAGAGGGACAATCGTTGCAAAGCTTAACAAGTAAAAAACTAGTAGTCACACGCTGAATCAAGCCCTCGCAGAGGGCGCAGATGAAGCGTTCTCCTCTTCCTCCTCTAATGGAGGCGCCCAAAGCGCCGTAATGATGCACAAAGAAGCTGGCATTTTCTAAATTCGCGCATTTTCCTTGCATCGTCTATCGCTTAAAGCGGCCCCTTAGAGGGCCGCTGTTCTAGACAATATTACTTTTTCTTAAAAAAACAGCCCGTTCTGGCTGCTGCGTATAGTTTCCCAAGACCATTACTTAGGACTGGTCCAGCCTTTTTGTATTTCGCCACTCGCCAGTAGCTCCGTCCCTTTGGGGGACTCCGCATTATTAAGAGCACCGTGGCTTGTCTAGCCTTTTTAGCTCATCACTCCGCGCTTTAGGCGCTTCGTTGGAGGGGAAGGTGCTCGGGAGAGGCTAGCGAGGAGCGTCTAATTGCTCTGGAGGGGCGAAATTTAGACGCTGCTGCGCTTACGCATATCGTAAATGCTCT